GCTAGGCATCTCGTCTGGATTGTCAATCAACATACTGTTTCCTTTTCCTGCCACCAATGGGTTCTAGGAGATTACACATGAACTCGACAAATAGTTTATGAGTTCGCCTTTTGCTCCGCTCTCAGTTTTTCACGATGGATGCGGTCAAATTGATTTGCCGCACTAGGGAAATTCCCAGACCATCCTTCTAACTTGAACTTCGGAGCAGAGATTGCTTTGAGTGCTACCTCTCCGCAACCCCCACACGGAACTTGAGTTGTCTCATAACCAACCAATTTCTCCGTGCGTTGTCCACAAATGCAGACAAAATCATACATTTTTAACATTTAATTCCTCATACGCTCTTTGGCTGACCTCTCTCAAGGTTTTTAGCCAAATAAGAATGGAAAGTTCGCCTTTTTTGAATTGTAGGCTTTTCTCATCAGGGATTGTACTAATATTGTTTAACGATGCAATCATGTTGTCAATATCCTCCATCAAGTCCTTCCACCCGTCCATCGCCATCAGCGAGAACCGATCCTCATAGTACTTTTGGAGTTCAGGAGTCACCCGATTCCTCCGTCTTTGGCTGTTGTTCGTTATATTGGGCAACTAACTTTTGCCATAGCAAATAGGCATTTGACTGTGTAGGCAAATTGCCAATCACTTGCACTATGAAAGTGGCTTCGTTTTGGTCTAGTTCAAACTTCATCACCAAGGCACTCCAGACGCAGATACGGGGTTCTTCTGAGCCTCTATCTGAGCATTGAGAGAGGATTCTGTGGCATCCTTGTCCACAGACTCCCATACCCATCCCAATACTTGTTCTTGGGTGAGGTTATCGTAGGGAATAGTGGGTGTGCCTTCAGACCATGAGCAAGTGTTGATGACAGATGCGGAGTAGTCCCCATCTGTTGCGGTTGCTTGCCAATGTGCCGTAGTTACAAACCCATCAGAGGTTTGTCTGTCTAGTTGGCTAATGTTCCAAGTTACCATATTTATGCTCCTTTGAGGGCGGCTACGTCAGCCTTTAATTGCTCAATGATGGTTTGTTGCTCTTGGATGGCTTTTACAAGCGTGGGAATCAGGTTTGCATTGATTGCTTTGTATGGTTCTTCACCTTCTGGTGCAGGGTCACGCCACTCCTCAATCATGTCAGGCAAGACTTGCTCAAACTCTTGAGCGATAAAGCCACGGGCATTTTTAATGTCTGCGCCTTTGCCATCTTTCCAATCAAACTTGCGTGGCTTCAAAGCCATTACAGTTGCAAGCCCTTCATCCAAATCACGGATGTTTTCTTTCAGTCTTTGGTCAGAAATTGCCGTGATGGTTGTGCTTGTGGCGTAAATAGTTCCACCTGCGCCTACATAAAATCTAAAAGTACCTGCTCCAGTTGAATACAACTCGTAAGTTGTCATTTGTGCATTGGTTGTATTTGCCGTGGTAATGCAAGCAACTTGCCCAGATGTAAGTAGTTTAAAACCTACACCAGCGTTTTCAGCAGAATTCGTTGTCGCCACTAGCAAATTCCCACTCGCATCCAGCGTCATTGCTTGGGTCCAAGTGATTGCGTTTCCTGCTGTGCCAGAGGGGGCTAATCGCCAAATATGTTGCCCAACTGTACTTTGATAATACATAGTTGCATAAGTAGAAGTTATATATTTATCTACTCCACTACTATTATAAAAGTTATTTGAAAATAAAAAGTTACCGCTAGAATAATCTAATGACCCTTGCGCCCCAATTTGAAATACTTTATCTCCTGTGTTATAAGCACTCGGAGTCACCCCAAGACCAAGGTTGCCAGAGGTGTCAAATATTGCAACATCAGCACCATTAGTGAATATTTGAAATTTATGGTTGCTTATTGTTCCTACACTTCCAAAAGCACTTGCTGTATTTGCATATAAACCTATATTTACATCACTTGATGTACCACCTGTAAACCTTGCAACAAAGGCATTAGTGTTGTTATTTACATCTAGTTTATAACTAGGACTTGTACCAATACCCACTTTCTGTGAGGTATCAATAGTCATAGCAGTTGTACCAGCCGATTGAATCGTGAGGTTGGTAGATGCCGCACTAGAGAACTGATTGATTGTTGGAGTTGTCAGCGTCTTATTGGTAAGGGTGTCTGTTGTCGCTTTACCAACCAATGTGTCGGTTGCCGCAGGAAGTGTCAGAGTTGTCGTTCCTGCCACAGCAGATGCTTGTAGTGTCGTTGTCCCTGAAGTAGAACCAGAAATGTCTATTGCATTAGGTTTTAGGGTTACTGAGGTTGCCATGTCTTAATTCCTTTATGGTGTTCCGTTTGCAACAATATTAACGGCTGATGTAATCACGCCCGTAGAATCCATTGATGCAATTGTAGTTGCACCATACTTAAATAACAATTTTGTGCCACTTTGCACAATGCTGAAATTCGTAGTCACCAACGAACCAGCCGAACCCGTTGTGTCCTGATTCAATGTCGGTACATCCCCTGCAACCAATGTCCCCCATGCGGGTGCGGCAGAGACTGTGCCTGTTCCTGTTTGCGTGAGAAACTTCTTAGTCGTTGTCGTGTTTCCAGCCAACCGCACATTGTTGGATGTGCCACGATAAGCAACATCACCCAATGTCGTGTTTGGATTCAAAGCATCGTAGGCGGCAGTTTGTGTCGTTTGACCCGTACCACCATTGGCAATCGCCACAGTTCCCGTGACATTGCTTGCCGTTCCTGTCGTATTCTGATTCAGCGTAGGAATATCTGCGGCAACGATTGCCCTGAATGTCGGCACTCCTGCCACCCCATTAGGCGCAGACAAGAAGTAATTTGCCGTCTTACTTGCATACGGGTTTTGGGTATCCCCATAACCAGATGCCAAGGAAATCGCAGGAGTTGCACCACCACTAGAGGAAACAGGAGAAGTCCCAGATACAGAAGTCACTCCCGTATTGGCAACAGTAATCGATCCTGCCCCATTGGTGACGCTGATTCCTGTCCCTGCTGTCAGATTTGCTTTCTCCCACAATGAAGTGGTTTGGTTGTAAATGATTGTCTGTCCATTGGTGGGAGATTGAGCCGAGACATTGTGGATTTCGTCTAGTTCATATCCATTTTGGACTTTGACAAACAGTTTTCCATGAACAGCATGGGCATATTCCACGACCGCCACATAAACCAAGTGCGTAGGCGCATAAGTCTTGGTTGCCGTCAAAGTTCCTGCTGTTGTGCCACTCAAATACAGTTGTGCGCCATCTGTATAGGCAGAAGTGTCAATATCTGTAATCAATCCAATGACAGTTACATAGCCATTGGTGTTATTAGCCAAGTCTGCCGAAATTAAGCCCAAGGTTTGAGCAGAAGATGCGTCTGAATTGGCTTGTGCCTTGGTAACAGTAGGAATCTGCCCCGTAGCACCTGAGATATAGACTGCCGTTCCCTTAGTAAGAGTTGCACCAGTTGTATTTCTTACCTGAACAATGACATTGGTTGTAGATGCGGCTACTGCAACACTTAAATCAACAGTTGAACCTGTTGTCGTAACAGTCACACTACCATCAGTCGAGGTGACAAATTGCAATGTCTCTGATTGGTCAATCTTTTGCCAAGCAGTTCCATTAAATATCAACCAATCCCCTACCGCCCAATCCGTAATGCCATTGAGGTTAGTCGTTCCAGCAGTCGCCACCACATAGTAATACCCACTTGTTCCTGTGCTAGATGCCAAGGTTGGGGTATTGGTGGATGCGTTCCAAGTCCCTTGGTAAGACAAAACCCCTGTAATAGAACTCCAAGAAGTTGTAGTTCCATTGGTAGTCAAATACTTACCCGAATTTCCCGTTTGACTAGGGATTAAGGTGTTTATTTGGGTTTGTAGGGAAGTTAGAGTATCAAGTACAGACTGAGAAGTACCACCGCCATTGGTAATAACTTTGATTCGTTCCGCAAGGTCAGGAGCAACAACTTCACCAACATTGAGTTCACGACCACTAGACAACCCAATAATAAGGCTACCATCAAAATCGATACGAGCAGAGGTGACACTAATACCATCAGCCCCATCCACGCCATTGCGCCCATCTCGACCATCTTTTCCATGACTTCCTTGTAGACCTTGCTTTCCGTCAAGTCCGTCTTTTCCGTCTTTGCCATCACGCCCATCCTTTCCATTTTGTAGGCTTGAGACTTTGGCTTGGAATGTGTCATTTAGTTCGGAAAACCGATTCTCAATGTCTGATTTGATCTTCTTTAAGCCTTGAATAACGAGTTCTGCACTCTTGCCAATGGTTTCATCTCTGGCTTTTTGAGTCTTTTCTTGGGCAGACTTCTGTAAGGCAACGACCATTGCCATCTGCTCCTCGGCAGACATCCCTTCTATGCCTAGTTTTTTCTCAATATCGGAAATATCCATTAAGAAAGTTCCTTAGACAATCTGTCCAAAAAGTCGTTTTCTACCTTGTTTTTCTTGTCGTGCATCTGCATTTCGACAATCTTAGATTTGTTCTTAATATCTGCTTCTTTAAGCATCAATTCGGCTATCTTAACCCTTTTATCAAATTCTTTAGATGCTAAATCGCCTTGGTTTGGCAAGTTGACAGTTGTAGAAGCAAGCACTTTTGCCTTGATTTCGTCTGGCATTAGTTGCGCTTCCATCATTGTCTTAGTCGCATCAGCCCTATTTTGCTCTGCCTGAGTCGTATTGACCGCAATCTGAGCCTGAGCCGCTTGCAAAGCCAATTGTTGCTGTGCTTGTTGCATTTGTTGCGCTTGTGGATCAGGTTGGGTCATCTTCTCCAACGCATCCATGAGTTCATAGCGGTTTGTGAACGAACTATTGCCCACAATTCCCTTCAGAATCAATGGCATCACAGGCGTGTTAGGCCCTAAAGTCTGTAAAAGTCCCACAAATTGCTGTTGTTCGTACTCACGGGCAATGATTCCAAGGCTTGCCGTTGGGACAAAGTTCATGTCCACAGAGGGGTAACGCTCTGGATCGAATTGCATATAGCGAAAAGCCGCCTTCTTTATGAAAGGCATCAAGAAGTCTTCTTGGAAGTTCACCAAAGTGCGTTTGTACTTCTTGATAATCGAGGCAATCGCCATCGACATACCGCCTTGACCACCATCACGGGCTACGGCAGAGACTAATCCTTGGGAATCTAACGTTCCAGTAGCCTGTAAGAGCATGGTTTGGAAGGCGTTTGCGGTTGCAATGTTGCCTTGATCGGTAGTGCCGAACTTGAAAGGCATCAAAATCTCGGTGGGTGCGCCATTGGTGAGGATCGCCTTGCCAGGCTTGACCTCGAACTTCGCTCCCCTTGGTAGACGGGTAGCATCCATCGCAATCATTGGGCTAGTTGTCAGCGCAAGTGAGTCTAAATGGCTACGGACTTGGGCATCCGTTGCCTTTTGCATGTTGTAGGCTTTCTCTACTGTTCCACGCCCCACAATCCTGTTTGGCACAGTATCGGCTTGGAAGGTGATGATAGGACGATCCTTCATCATGTAGGGGTTTGGCTCTGCCTTTAGGAGTAATGACTCGTTGGCAATGACCACAATCGCTTCTACTAAGTCTGTGTATTCCTCTGCCACAGAGTTTTCTGGGAAAAGTTCAACAATTTCCTTCTGTTCCTCTGTGTTTTCTAGGTATTCCCTTGGGACAAGTCCATAGTAGGTCAATAAACGGACTTTTTGATCTTTGTATTGGGTAGATTCTTGGGTTGGCTCTAAATCTGCGTCTTCAGGATCAGTATTGATGTCTACTTTGCGGTAAACGCCAGCCTCAATGCCTTGGACGATCTTGTGGATAGAGACAAACTTCTCTATCGCCACGCCCATACAGTCTTCTACGCTTGTTCCATTGGGGTCAAACAGGAAGTTCTTGGGGTTGATGGGGTTGATCCGCACAGAAATGCGGTCTTTTTCCATTACTCCGATTGCCGCTTGTGTGGGCATCCCCATAATTGGCTGAGTAGCAGGGTAAAACTCTTTTTCTGTCTTGACAATGATTTCACCTATGCCAATACCATAGATTTCACCCATCAAAACCGCTTGATCGATAGATTTTCTTACCTTGTCTTTGGCAAAGTCTTCCATGAGTTGCGCTTTGAGTGCGCCAATATCTAGGGGATTGCCGTCTAAGTCTTGGATATCGTCTTTGATGTCAAAGAACTCGCCTTGACCAAAGATTGCTTCCATAATCTCTGCGTGACGGGTTTCTACGGCTTGTTGCGTGCCTGGGGTGATTAGGCGACTTCTCTCAGATTCCCGTGTAGCATCTTGTTCAGCCCACTCTCCACGGAAGATGCGCTCATATTCTGTCCAAGCGTCTAGGTAGTTGCTGTCTCGGTAATCACGCCAGCGGTCACAATGGTCAACAACAAAGGAAACCAGTTCCTTATCAGCCTCAGTTGGCTCAATAAAATCGTTTTGGCTTAATTCTTCATCCATAATTTACCTTGTAGTATCAGCAAATGGGTCTTTGTATGCTGGATTTGTAGGCATAGACATACTAGGATTATCTACGACTTTTGCAATTTCTGGTCTAAAAATCCCAAGTTGATCGCCAGCAACTGTGCCTTTATATTGTTGTTTGAAGGCTCTTTCAGCAAATTTTGGAGAAAAATATAGCCCATCAATGCCTTTTTTTAACAAATCTTGTGTTGCTTTGTTAGCCCTATCGTATTGGCTTTCAAAATTTAAATAATCATCATATGATTTTTTTTGATGATTGATCCATTCTTTAGGAGTCATTCCCCATTGTGTAGCGGCTTCTTCTATTGTTTTAATATTTACATCTGGAAATTGATTTTCTAAATCTATTCGTTTTTGTATAAAGTCTTCAAATGACCCTTGTCTAACTTGTTCTGCGTATTTTCTTTCACCTAAATTATCTGCCCATAAAGCATCACGCAATTCTTTGCCATCTTTATATCCAACAGATTTGGCAATCTTGTCAAATTGTGCTGGCGAGTCAATAACTTTTACATTTGCATTTTTTGCCAGACGCATTGCAACTTGATCGTTATAAGATACGGCTCTTCCTGCTTCTGCTCTTGTAGGATCAAGCCACCAACTTCCTTCTGGTGCAAAGTAAACAGTATTTGGCCCTAATTCAGAGTATTCATAAGTTCGCTTTCCAGCATTAGGATTAAATTGTCCTGACTGACGAATTGCTTGTGCGCTTTCTGGTGTTGTTCCGTGATACCACTCAAGAGGCAAAGGAGTTGAGCGCATCTCATTAACCATTGCTGGAATTGCTTTTGCGCCTCTAACTACTCCTGCTACTGCTGGTGCTATTTGTAATGCATTACCTAATTGGTATCCATAATAAGCCGCATCTTTAGCCGCTTGTGCATTAGGATTTAAAACACTCATTCCAAGTTGGTCAGGAGCAGTTCCAAGTAAACCACTTACAAATCCAAATGTTCTTGGATCAGGCAACGTATTTACATTTCTTTGTTGAGCAAGTTCTCTAGCGCGAATTCCTTGTCTGGCAATGTTTGGGTTGCCAAAATATGCGCCACCACCACCAAACAATCCATCTGCCATGTCAGACTCCAGCAATTATGTCAATCGGTTGCCAATCTTCGTCTTCATCTCCTTCAAAGTAGGAGGTAACTGCTAATTGGTCAAGATAACTCAATGAGTCAGGCAAATCATCGTGGACACCTTGTGCAGGGAACAATAAGAGTTGGTCAAGAAAGACATCCCAATCTTCATCCTGATTCAAGATGATGCGCCCATGCTCAAAACGCCCTTGGAGACTCCAAATAATTCGGTCAGCCTTTTTCCTGTTGCCATGCGTCAAGTCAACTATGTGCGAATATACATTATTTTTACGCATTAAGTCACTCA